TAAGGGGCTTCATTTCTATTTTTGACATAATCTGTAAGAGGCCTGTTCCATTATATTTTCTAGGGATCCTACAAAGCTCAGACCGCAGTTGCTTAAGGTCTTCTATTTCAGCACTAATCGAAAGCATTTCATCAGGGTCAGTATATATTCCTTTTTCAACTGCTAAATACGTAGCATACAATTTATCACGTACCATCCAATAAAATTGAGCCCGTTTATTCTTAAAAGTTTCTTTGTTGGTCCGTTCTTTTTCCTGAATTTTAGAAGTTGTTAACATTGGTTTATATTTTGCATGTGGTCTCCAAGGAGCTTCAGAACCTTTAAACATGCTAATTTTTATTGGCTTATCTTTAAAGCCAAGGGCTACTTGCCTTTTAAGTGCTACACCCATACCATCACAGTCCCATACAAATAAGTCACTTAAACTGTTAATGGCTTTATCAACCGCCCAGTCTGTTCCTTCATTGACATCACCAAAGGAACGAGATTCCGCTTCTAGAATAACAGACCCTTGTCGCTTAACATATCCTTTATCATCTGTTCCAAGATCTGAGGGGTCATAGGCCGTGATAATCGCACCGCGAGGTTTGAAGCCAAGTTTGACATGAGCATTGATCGCTGCGTCAAACCATTCTGCTTTAATGATCGAGTCTTCAACTGAATCATTGAACTCGCCTTCCCAGATGTGATCATAACTAGCTCGCGGTAAATATTTTTTATCATACTGGCGCTCTTGCTCAAGTACTTCAGGAAACCACGGATTATCACGCCAGTTAATTTTTACAATATAGTGAAGTTCATCCTCATAAAAGCCATACTTATCTAACTGTTTTTTATAAGGCAAAATAAAGCGCTGCGAGAAAGGATCAGCAGAGGAAAGTGGATTGGCAGATATCCAAAGTTCTGACCCTTCCTCGCGCAGCGTCGGCGTTAAAATTTTCAAAGAAGCTTCACTGATAAACTGTCCTTCTTCTAACCAGAAGACATCAAACTTGTACATTGACTTGATGGCCTCTATAGATCGTGCGAGTCCCCTAAACCTAAAACCTCCCCCTGCATTATGATCTATCTTATTACTGAGAACTCTAAATCCAGGGACCTTAAGAACTTTAATTCTGTCAACCATCAAACTATAGACAGAATCTTCTAAGGAATTCTGGAACTCACGTATACAACCAATTAGCGCATGTTCAACTTGAGATTTCTGGCAAAGCATGCTTGCAATCGACATACTCTTCGCAGCACCGCGGCCGCCATAAGCAATTTTATATCTCTTCTTCTTTTTCAGAAACGGCGCTAACTTGGCTGGTATTTTTAGGTTCAGGGCTGACAAAAGTCACTTTCCATTCTCGATCTTTCTCCTCAGGACGAATCCCACTATCCTGCATGTCCGGAGACAACATCGGGTTGTGTTTAAGTAAATCAGTTAATGAATTAACTAAAGATCTGATGGTAGCTGCGGCTCCCGGAGTACTCGATTCCAAAGAAGACGCCAATTGAATAGATTTTTGAAGAAGGATATTTTCTAACTGGATATATCTCGGGAGAAGATGGTATTGTTTCAGGAGGAGTTGTGCTGTAGATTGGTCTTTTACTTGCGCGGTTATCTCGTCTGTAAGATCTTTTATTGACTCCAGTTTAGTAAACTTGATGTCATGGTGCTTGCTTAAACCGGATTGCACCCAGTCCCGGGCTTGGTATTTCATTACTGCAGGATTTATTTCGTAGGCTTCTTGAATCTCTTCTAAAGACTTGCCCAGAACTTCAAATTCAAATTTCAGTAAATTCCAGTCGATTTCCGATAACTTTGCCATATTTCTTTTAACTCCGTTTTTCTTTTATTATAGCATACTTTTATCTCTTTGTAAACCCTTAATGTGTCCAAGTCTCAGAAAGTTTTGGGTTATTCTGTATTTGCTGGGTAATGGTAATTTCTAAAATTGCTGGGGTCTAAAAATTGAGGTTACTAGAAAAATGCTGGGTAATGGTAATTTCTAAAATTGCTGGGGTCTAAAAATTGAGGTTACTAGAAAAACGATGGTAATTTCTAAAATTGCTGGGGTCTAAAAATTGAGGTTACTAGAAAAACGGACGTGGAGAGGAGAAATAGATAAAGAAAGTGGGCGGCATAGCCCTTGACCTGGATCGGATCCATATTCACCAGTATGATCCGTGTTCACCACTGTAAACAGTGTTCACCAGTACAATCCGAGTTCACTAGTACAACCCCTGTTCACCAGTATGATCGCTGCCAAAGAAAGTAAACAGTGTTCATCATAATGGATACAATCCAGTGAATGAGCCCGATTCAACCATTGAATATAATTCATAAATCATAGTCCTCATTTAATCCTCAATTGAATATTCATTTAACAAGTGAGGATTATAATTTATGAATGTAATTTATTTATTGTTGTAAATTCAACAAATGAACAATTAATTTAAAATAAATGTTTACATTTGAATTTTTATTTTATATAATTAAATTATCAATGAGTGAGCATTGATATTTAATAACTTTTTTAAAGAAAGGTGGAAAAATGAAAACTATTGAAGAAATCAAAGAAATCTATGAAATCAATGGAACTTTAGAAGATCAAGAAATTAATGAACTTTTTGAGATTATTGAAAATCTTGAAAAACAAATAGCTTCTAGAGGGAAAGGCAGAAAACAAGAAGTTTATGAAGTTCTTGAAAAATATGGACCTATTAGTATTAAGAAAATTGCTGAGAAACTTGGGATTTCCACAAAAAATGTAAGTTCTCAATTGACCTATTTGAAATCAGATAATATTAAAATTTTCACAGATGATAATGGTTTCAAATTCATTTATAAATCCTAATTCATCAAAAAATTCGAGGAACTCACTTTCCTCGAATTTTTTTATTCCTCAAATGAATTGAATTCATCAAATGGATTTCATTCACCATAAGGCTGGGCCCTCAGTAAAAGAGACTATAGGGCTGGACCGAGGCAGCCTGCATGGCCAAAATTTAACCTCCCGTGTTCTATCCATCTAGGCCTATATGGCTGGATCGAAGCCACCAGACCCCCAGCATTTTTGGATATGGCTATATTCCAAAGAAAAATGTTGAGATTTGGCCGGTACAATGGACTTTTTATCTCCGGAAAAAGTTAGAAATGGAGCTAAGAAATGGACAAAAAGTAGATATGGCCTTAATCCAATAGAAAATGTTGAGATTTGTCCGGTACTGGTGGCCACTTTTTGGGAGTAAAAAGTCAGAAATGGAGCTAAGAAATGGCTAAAAACAAGGATATGGACTCAACTCCAAAAGAAAAAAGAGGAAATGGTGAGAGAATGTGGCTGATTTTGCCATCCGGTACTTCAGAGCCTATCCTGTTCCTATTACTTATTTATAATTATATTAGTACTTTATATTATTTTAATAGGAAAATAATAAAAAATAAATAAAACAAAAGTTAGTATAATAAAACTTCATATAGAAAAGTTTTTTCGGAGCCCTTCCTATTACTATTGCTTTTCAAATACTTAATAAATTCAAGTACTTAGGAATTAGGAACTTCCTAAACTGACCACTGACCACCAATCCAGCACTATCAAAAATTACTATTCTTAATAAATTCAAGTACTTAGCCCTAACTATCTGAATTTATTAAGAATAATAGCTATTTACAAATTTTAAAATTCGTGTTATAAAAAATATATATAATAAATTCAGGCACTTAGAAGGAACTGGATGCAGCACACTGCCAAACGAGACCGCGAGCATAAATAGGACTAAGAAAAAGGAGGTAGAATACAATGTCCCCATCAAAGACTAATCTCTTAATTGCACTTTACAGCGCTCATTACAATGCAAAAGAAGCCTCAGCACTCACAGGAATTCCATATCAGAAAGTCGCTGAAATATACCGCACCCTCAAATTAACCAAACAAAAGAAGCATTCCCGCAAGACTCTACTATCCAAGCAAGCTCGCTACTTTCTCGATTCTCTTGGAACAACCCAAATAGCGTAAACGGAGCTACAATATGGATAATTCCATCAATGTTGTTCCAAATAAGGAACAGCTAATAAATGCTATTCGCGCGAACGTACCTGCTTTTCTCTTGGAACAGCCTATTTGGATTGCATATTACTATAGAAAAAATAAAGATGGTACGTATTCCAAACCACCTTGTAAAGGGTACTCTGTAGACCCAAATGAACCTAGCTATATCTTTGACCACGTAATAAATGATGGGTTCCCAGGAATACGAATAAATGAGGATAATAACTTAGTTGCTATTGATGTCGATGATAAAGAAGCGAAAGCTGGTAAAAGGCCGTTCTCGACCAAAATATTACCCAAAGAATTCAAAGCTTTTCTCAATAAACACAAGTCGTACACCGAAATCTCACCATCAAATTGTGGACTCCGCACGCTCTTTGTATGTGACGATAAATCCAGCCTTCCTGGACGCGCTAATTTAAACGAAAAGCTGTGTTTGGGAGGGGAGCTGTTTGCGAATAGTGGTTATGTGACGTTGACAGGTAGGGCGTTGAGGCAATGGGATATAAAAAGTATTGCGGCAGAGGACTTGCTTCCTTGGTATAAGAAAAATGGCCATCCTGCTGAGAAAGAAAAAGACATTATAAAGGCGGACCAAGATGAACAGGCTAAAGCCTTTCAGCAGGTATCGAATCTTCCCTCTTTGAATAGCGCCCTCGAAGCTTTTCGTCTATGTAAGCTAGATCAATCTGCGGCTGTCAGGAACGCTTATGAAACAGTAATGGGTCAGTCTTATAACCATTACGACTTTTGGTTCAAGATAATGTCCGCAATACATCATTACATGACAACACTTGGAACGGATTCAGCCACGATATTAGCAAATGTTTTAGAATGGTGCCAAGAAGATCCAGTATCGTATCAAGATGATGATGACGTACTAGATCATTGGCAATCCCTGGGTGAACAAGAGAATCCAATTACCTATCACACTTTATTCAAGATTGCTAGACTGATTAAGTTTAATTGGCCTGTTGAGAAATGTGACAAGAAAGGACTTGGAACAGGGAAACCTTTGGTTAATGAACTACGAAATTTTAAGTATCTTCTTGATTACTTTGATATAACTGTCTACCATGAGCCTTATACTAAAGCACTGTATGTCTCAAGTGATTTAAGTACAATAGAAAAGTTTTTCAAGACAGAACGTACTGCTCAATTCTTTGGAAAGATAGGACCATTTTCTGAAGAAGAACTAATCTTCATGCTATGGGATATAGCTCAGCAAAATCACTACGACAATGTAACACTTGGAACTATCTCACCACTCGCTAAAGCATACTTTACGAAAACTGTTAAAGAGTTTAATCTTATGGAGCATTGGTTAGAAACTCCGTATAATGAGCTTCCCGAAGATTTAAAAGAACCAGGTACTGATCCTTCGTTATCCACTATTGATTACGTCATGGATTGCATTAAATTCCATCCCCTCCAGAATAAAAAACTCGCCAAGACATATTTGAATGCCTTCTTCTTTGGTATAGTTATGCCGATGTACAATCCAGAACGAATATGGCCAGAACATAATTTCATGTTAATATTTACGGGCCCAGAAAACTGTAGAAAGTCAACATTCTTTTCATCTTTAATACCAAAGCAATTTCAGGAATACTTGGTTACCCATTCCACTGAAACTCTTTCTTCTGCCAAGTCTTTACGTGATTTCATGATTCAAATGACATCTTCGGCTTTACTTGTTGTTGATGAATTTGAAATCTTCTATTCCAAAAAGAACGACTCACTGTTTAAAACTCTTGTTACTTGTAGCTCTGTAGATTTTGTACCTATATACAGTAAAGTAACCAAGAAAACCTTTAGAACTGCGGCATTAGCAGGGACCACCAATAAACAAAAACTTCCTTTAGTGCAGGATAGTTCTCGAAGAGTTGCATTGATTGAGGTTGACTTCATTGATACTGATGCCCTTGCTAAAGTAAACTGGCATGCCTTTTACAATAAGTATATACGAAAAGGTAAGGAGTTAATTAAGCAACATGTATTTCCATGGAAACTTAAACAGTCTGAAATAAACATGCAGTATGAGGAAAATGAAAGATTCAGAGCTCCCACTGAACTAGAATACATAATGAGAGAGCTGTATGATTTTGATTATCCGTTTCCTGGTCTTGATGTTATCACATCAGTACAAACTGAATCAGTTTGGTTAGCTTCCCGAAGTGATATAATCGCTACTATCAAACAAAAGTATCCTTCTATGCCAATTAAGGTACCCGCGTTAGTGAATGTGTTAGAACAAATGTGTGGCAAGTATAGTGGAACTTCTAGAACCGCAAAACATCTCCCCAACTGTAAAGGAGAAGTTTCTAAAGGGGTCGTGACACAGAAAAAATATACTAGATATATCGTACCTCCTAGAAACACGGAGTTTATTTCTGAATAATTTTGAGCTTTCTTTGGTATAAACTATTTACTTTTGGTAGTAAATTTAGTATAATATATTTATAAGTTACTGAGAGTTTTTATTAACTACCAAAGAAAGGGGATTACCATGATGGAACGATTTTGCCTACCTGAGCAGCAGGAACAAAAGGAAATTTATGAATTGCCTGAGTCACTATGTAATAAATACTTCATAGATTATTTTGCTGAGACCTATCAGGTCAGTCGCCTTGTAGCCAAGCTTTGCTGGACATCCACACGAAAACGTATGATTCGTAATCAATGGAATCTTGTTGATACAGGTGGGGGATGTACAGCTTGGGAATTCAAACTTGATGATGGTAGGTATTTCCTTATCACTGATGCTGAAGGTGCTGTTGCAGCATGTATGCTTGATCAATGTGTAACCATTGGATTTTATGACCCTGAAGGTGAATACTATAGTTTTGAGAATCACATATTGTATGATATTCTAGAAGCATGGGAAGGAATCATTCTTGAAACAGGAAAAAGAGCTACTGTTCTATAGGAGATAAAATGAATTTAACAAAAGTATACTTTCCAGACAATAATATTAGCATGTCTCTTCTATGCGATAATTGTGTGGATGAGCTTCCAAAATTCTTTTGTTCCTGTGAATACCGCATAGACCATGAGTCAAGAACAGATTATACAGCATTCTCTTGTTCCCAATGTGGGGGAAGGAACCTTGGCAATGAAAAAGTCATCTGAAACTTACAGATTTTGGCTTGGCACACTCAAGTCTAACAATGGAAATAAAGAACATGTTTTTGATACTGACAAAAAGGATGGTTTGCTTTCACGATGTGGCACTGCACATTTTGAAAATTGTCATTCACATAAAGGAATCTGTGATAAAAAATTAGATCTAATGGTAAAGACAAACCCTGCTGAGATGTGTAAGCGTTGCCGTATGAGTGTCTGTTTTGAGATTTGGAAAGAGCATAAAAGGGATTCCTGATGATATGGGTATCCCTTTTAATACTATGGCTCATTGGAATAATCATAATTTTGAAAGGATGATCAATGAAAATAGCAGTTCTTATCCCAGCATATGGTAGGTGTTATTTGGAAAAAGATGATGTCCTGGACGCTTTTACCAGCGACAAATATTTTATTCAAAGGACTGTAACAGACCAATGGTATGGTAAATACTGTAACTGTAGGGATCTCATGAAATACTCTGATTATACCCATGTGGAACTCAGGTATGGTCAATACAATGAACACCTTACTTTAGTACCCTTGGAGGCAGATTAATGAATACTCAATTGTTTCATAAACTTGCCGAATTCTTTGATGCCATGAGAATTACTCCGAAATCCTGGGATCCAGCGCCATTAATAGACTGGATCGTTATAGGAATTGTTGTGGCAATCCTCTACGCTTCTTTCTTGGCACTGGCTTGGACAGCAGAATATCTTTGGAATAAAATGCAAGGCTAATGAAAAAATTATTCCTCTCTACCTGTATGGCTATAGCTTTTGTAGCATGTGATCCAACTTCACATGACTATAATGAGCAGCTCTTGCTTGAACTGAAAATTGTCAAGCAAGAGCTGCACCTTTTGAATGAGCAAATCAACGGCATCAATAGAAATCTTAGAAACTTGGGAATTTTTTATGCTGTCAAACCAAAGGAGGACAGATAATGGATAAGTCAGTCGAAGCTTTTGGGGATACTATTATTAAACTTATAGATAGAATGACAGAACTTGAAGCAAACATGGACCATGTGGAATATGAAATCTGCGAAGTGCGTAAACAAATAAACAAGTTTGAAGATGCGTATCCAATGGGAGCCAATAAAGCTAAAACAGTAGATAAAGTATTTCCATGGTTAGTAATGGGAACAAAAGATAGGGGTGGATCCACATGGATTAGCGCAGAAGAAATATATGTCAAAGACAAATATGTTGCCGAACTTCAAGGTATTATCAAAAATCAAAAACGTCTTCCCACCGCTAAGGACCTTAAAGGCATCTATATAGATATTGGACGAGACATCGGTAGGTCAGGCCATGCGGTTTTTTGTAGACTTGAACTGCTTGGCTTTGAAATGTGGTAATAATATCGTAGCAGGGAGCCTTTAAGCCCTGTGCGTCCATGCCCTAGGTCTACCACCTTTCTTCCTAGGGCGTGGGGTAGGCAATAACATTATAACAAAAGGAATTGTGATATGAGTTTAGACTATTACAAGCTGTACAAGGCGTACAAGGAAGCGTGGGCCAAAGTTCATTCCCAGCCATACCCTGAGTATGAGGAGTGGCTAGAATGGTTAAAGGAAGACAGAAAGGCTGATGCCGCGGAGGCATAGAACAGTTACATATAACCCTAAATAAGGAGGAAACATGGAAAATTATGACAAGCATGCATTTTTTGCACCTTCAAACTTGCATTTGATTCTTAAATGTCCAGGCGCTATTATGCTTGCTGACGCTCTGTATCGCCAGGGAACCCTAGTAAAGGGCGAAACAAATGAAGCGGCTGAGCATGGCACGATGTTGCATAGCTATGTTCCTTTGGCATGGAAGTCAAAAGATGTATTGCAAGAACTTTCACTGAATGATCGTGCCCAAGTACAAGAATGTTTAGATTATCTTAAGACAATAATCAAAAGCTTTGGGCATGATAATTACTGGTTATTCTTTGAAAAACAAGTTTCTCTTCGTAATTTTGGGCTTCCAGAAGTATGGGGAACTTGTGATGTCATTCTCTTTGATAATGTTACACAGACCCTATATATTATCGATTGGAAATTTGGTTATTGGGGAGTCTATGCCTACAATAATCCTCAGTTACGCGCATACGCTGGTGGTGCTTTAGAGTACTGCCGTGCCAAAGAAATAGAAGTGCATATTGTTCAGCCACCACGAGACAATATGACTTCTGAGCGAATGTCTTATATGGAACTGTACTCATGGCTTCATAAAGACTTGGCCATAGGCATTGAAAAATGTAAACAGAATACGCCTGAGTTTATTCCAGGTGAAGCCCAGTGTAAGTTCTGTCCTGTAAAAAATTTCTGTGATACTAGAACGCGGTATGTTAAAGAAGTAGCACAACAAATGTTTGAGGCCCATAAGATCCTGCCTAAACTGACTAGCCCCGAAGTAATCACAGAATTTATTAAAAAAGCTCCCCTGATTGAACAGACTATTAAAGACTTCAAGAAGTTTGTTTTTGAAGAGCTACAGCGTGGGAGCAACAGTTTCCCAGACTACAAACTGGTTAGGGGTAGAGCTAATCGAAAATGGGTCAGCGAAGAAAAAGTTCTTGAGTTCTTTGAAAAACAAGAAATGGATGAAGTCTTTATCAGTAAGCTTATATCGCCGGCCCAGGCTGAGAAGCTCAATACCAAACTGAAGAAAGACGAGGAGTTCCAGAAGCTGTACACAGTTCCAGAAGGAAAGCTTTCTCTGGCACTGAGTACTGACCGCCGTAAGGCAATTACACCTCAGCGTAAAGCTATTGATATTTTTAGTGAGTATGCAAGCTCGGATAAATTGGAATAAATCTGGAACTTTTTGAGCTTATTTTGGCGTTACGCATTTACTTTTGGTGTATAACTTGATATATTTAATATAACAATTGATGTTCACGTGGTGTGAACAGTAACAAACCCCAAATGAAAGGAGCAGTACCATGGCAATGAGAGACGAGATTTTCGAGGCAATCAATAAGGGCGGAGCTACTCAGGAATCTTTGCTTGAGCTCACCGGCACCACGAAGAAAGGCCTGGCCAGTCAGTTCACCTATTTGCGTATGCTGGGCAAATGCCCGATGAAACAGGAAGACGGCACCTACAAGATCGTCACAACTGAAGAGTGGGAAGCTTCCCGTTCCAGTGGCGGTACAGCTGGTAAAGTTCTTTCTCCTGCTGAGCGTGTGGAAAAAGCCGAAAAGCGTGAAAAACGCGCTTCCACAGCCCTCACGAATGCCAAGAAAAAGCTTGAGGCCAATCCTGATGATCGTGTTGCTCAACTCACTGTAGCTAAAGCTGAAGCTGAACTGGAACTCAGCTCGATTCTCCTGGGCAAAGCTGAAAAAGCATTCGCCGATGCATTCACCGAGGAACCCGTTGATCCCGCCGAACCCACCGATGAATCTGAAAATCAGGATGACGTCGAAGGATTTGAAGCCGAAGGTGACCTGGAATAACACCTTATGCTTCAAGCTATCAAAATAAATATGGGTACTCACTGTGAGTACCCATATTTTTTTATCTGGAGGAATTAACGAATGGATATAAAAAGCTTTGAAGAGTTTTTGGAAGGCTTATTTGAGAAAATTGGAGAACTTGAGAGACGGAAACGATCTGAATACGTTATGGAGGAGAGCGCTGATCGTCTTAGTCATTTTAAAGAGATTGGTGCTATCACGGGAGAACCTGCCCATCAAGTTCTTCGAGGTATGATGGTTAAGCATACTAAATCCATTTACGATATGCTTAAATTCCCTGGTCTTATAGACTGTGATCAAGCCAGCTGGATTGAAAAAATCAATGATCATATCGTCTATCTTATACTCTTAGAAGCCCTTGTGGCAGAAAGCTTTGAAAATGTTAAAACCCTATCAAGCCCAGATGATCAAAGTTGTACAGGGGACAGAAGCACCACACCGTATAGTAAGCTTAGCAGCTAATATAACACAAAAACGCATTTCAGCAGGTACTGAACAAGATTCAGATAACAGGGCTGCTGAGTTATGCAAATACCTGGTCAAAGCAAACCACACTTCTTTACTTGAACACGCTTCAATTTCTTTTCTAATCGTCAATGTGTCCAGGTCTTTCTTGGCACAGATTACTCGACATCGTATGAGTTCTTTCACTTCTGCTTCACAGCATTATCAAGAGTATAGCGGATACGATGATCTTGTGGATGAACAGCTCACTCGTATCCCACTAGTTAAGAATACCCTTAACACTGTTGACCTAGCTTATAAGGATCTCATAAACCATTATGATATTGCTCCGGAAGAAGCAAGACAAATTCTTACTAACTCGAAAGCGGTAAACATTCTGTGGACAATTAACGCTAGATCTCTTATCAATTTTTTGAATCTTCGATTATGCAAACGCAATACCAAAGAAATGCTACGCTTTGCTAAAACAATCCACAAATTAGCAAAATCCTGGTTTCCAGAAGTATTTAATCACGTGGGCCCTGATTGTGTAATGTTAACATATTGTCGGCAGGGTCGTATGCAAGCAAAGGAATGTGCTGGTGTCAGACTCAACCCGTGTATCTAGGGATGAAGCTTATCTTCGTATGGCCTTAGCTATTGCCCAGCGATCCACCTGCCTTGATAAGCAGGTGGGTTGCATTATAACCAATGACTGGAACGAAGTTATTGCTAGTGGTTATAACGGGGCTCCTCGTGGGTACTCTCATTGTATAGATAATGGTACTTGCTGGAAAGATCTATATGATAATCCAGATAGGTGTCCTTCAGCTCATGCAGAACAAAATGCTCTAATTCAATGTAAAACTCCAAATAAAATTCACACTATCTATTGTACCCTTAGCCCGTGTATAACCTGTGTTCGAATGATATTGAATACAACATGTACTCGTCTTGTTTTTATTAATGAGCATAGGCACACAGAGCCTAAAGACTTATGGCTTAGAATGCCTGGAAAGGAGTGGATTCAATATGACATCAAAATTAACCTTTGAGGAAATGTACAAAGTCATTCAAGATTATCATGGCGCCCTTGGTCATTGTCGAGTATTTGATACTGAACTTCAACGCTTTCAGGCAATTCGCAATAAAAGCTTAGCACTTATGATGGAAGTTGCTGAATTGGTTGATAGCTTGCCGTGGAAACCATGGCGAGAAATTGAAGATCAGCCTTATGACCTCGATAACGCTAAGCGTGAAATTGTGGATATTATCTTTTTCTTGGTAGGGATATGTGAAGACCTGGCAATCGAGCCTGAAGATATTGAAGAAAAGTTTTTTCAGGTTTTTCACAATAACCAGAAACGTATAGCTTCTGGCTATAATAAAATAGATTTTGACAGAAAGGAGGTGATTTAATGCGTCGGCTAAAGATCTCATATGGTCGTACAGTTCAGCCCATGAAGTTTGAATCAATTAGAATGGACGTGGCCGTTGAGAAGGACGTGCCTGATGGGGATGCACTGCTTGAAGAAGCAAATAAATCTGTCGAAAGCCTCAGAAAGTACGTCGAAGTTAAACTTAACGAAACTGTTAAAATGCTGTACAACTGACAACTGACAATTTGTCAAAACGTCAAAACGTTAAAAAGGAGAAAGTTATGATTACCTCAATTATTCGTTTTTCTTATCTTAGCGCTTGGGAGCCAAAGAAAACTCCTTCTGGAGACCTGAAGTACTCGGCATCTCTTCTCATCCCTAAAACTGATGAAAAAGGTGTCAAGGAAATCAAAGCTGCCATTAATGCTGCTGTTCAAAAGGGCATAGACGGCAACAAGTTTTCTCAGGTTCAAGCTAAGGCTCCTAAGTTTCACAATCCTTTGCGGGATGGTGATGAGGAATTTGAAGCAGGCAACCGCGGGCCCGAATATAAAGGGCATTACTTCCTGAACAGTACGTCAACAAACCAACCCGGTATCGTTGGACCTGACGCTAAGCCTCTGTTTGATCCTGAGGATCTTTACAGTGGCTGCTACGGCCGAGCTGATATCAATTTCTTTCCTTTCAAACATGCAGCAAATGTCGGTATTGGCGTTGGCCTCAATAACTTGATGAAAGTTAAAGATGGTGAACGTCTAGATGGCCGAATGAAAGCAGAAGATGCTTTTGCTCAGTTTTCCGAAACCCCTGCTGAAGAAGGCGATCTCGAATAAATAAATGATAGATATGTCGCACATAGTGTTTTTGGCCTATGGTTTTGCGCATACTTCTTTATTGTCTCTCGTGGGACAATGGGTCGCAGGGCAGGAATTGCTAAGATGATCTACATGGGGACCCTTCGGGGTCCCCATACTATTTGGAGGATAAGTGAAACCTTTAATTGGAATTGACTTTGAAACTAGATCAGATGTCGAGCTAACTAAGTATGGGGCCATGAAGTACTTTTATGGTAGAGATGCAGCGATTCTATTTTTGTCTTATAAAATAGATACTAATCCAACTAAACAATGGCATCCGAGACAAGACCCCCTAGACTTTATGTTAAATCCTAACAGCTACCATTTTTACGCATTCAATGCTTTGTTCGAGTATAGAGCCTGGAATATCTTAGGAACCAAAGATCATGCTTGGTCTTCTTTGGCATTATCTACTATGACAGATGTTATGGCCCTTTGTGGCCGTTTTACTTATCATCAACAATTAGGTTCTGCTGGTGATGACCTTAACTTGAAGATTAGAAAAGATAAGCGGGGCAAAGCGCTTATGAAAAAGATATGTATGCCCCCTTATAATTATACCAAAGAAGAATGGGATGCGTTTCTAAAATATGGCTACGATGACGTAGAAACCATGTATGAGATGCTCCATGCTTTACCTGCAATTAAACTATCTGATAAAGAACAGCAAATCTGGGAGCTTACTCAGAGAATTAATTTGCGCGGAGTTCCTGTTGACATAAAGGCAGTTAAACAAATTCTTAATGTCACAAGCGCTTATAAGCTCGAACAGAATACGCTGCTTCCTGAACTCACAGGGGGTAGTGTTACCAAGGCTACTCAAGCTGCTCGGATTAAACATTGGTTAGTTCGTAAAGGCGTGCCAGCGCCTAATCTTCAAGCAGATACTGTTGAAAAACTACTTGAACGAGTGGATCTGTCTGATGATGCTCGTACTGTTCTTACACTACGGCAAGAGCTTGGCAAGTCTTCTACTGCTAAATATCAAAAAGTATATGATCAATGTTATGAAGGCCGTGTTTATGATAACTTACGATATTATGGCGCTAATACTGGCCGTTGGTCTGGTATGGGCTTCCAGATTCATAATTTACCAAGGTCTAAAGTAACAGATGCAACTCCGATCATAGACAAATTTTATGATCTAACTATTGTCGAGGATAACCCAATTCAAGCCGCAAAGTCTATTGTACGCGGAATGATCTGTGCTCCTCCTGGAAAAATGCTGTGCTGGGCAGACTATAGTTCCATTGAGAATAGAGCTCTTGCTTGGCTGGCTAACGATGAAAAAACTCTTAAGCTATTTCATAAGGGGCTAGACCAGTATATAGACATGGCGGCTGAAAGGTATGGGGTTCCTTATGATAAAGTTACTGATGACCAGCGAGCTTTTGGTAAAATGCTTATACTTGGCTGTGGCTACGGCTTAGGGTATAAAGGATTCCAAAAGAATGCAGCTAAGTGGGGCGTTTATATCGACTTGGTGGAATCTAAAATCGCAGTAGATGCATATCGTAGCAGGTATCAAAAAGTTGTTAATTATTGGTATGATTGTAAACGCGCAGCTATAAATGCAATTTCGCATCCTGGGACTGAATATATCGTTCATTTAACCATTTATAAAGTCATCAAAGATAAAAACGGGACTATGTGGTTACGGTGCATGCTTCCCTCTGGTAGGGCAATTTATTATAACAGTCCACTCATTGTCGAGGGTACTTATGGCGCTGAAGTTTCTGCTATGGGTATCAATCCATATACTAAAAAGTGGATGCGCCTTAAAGTTATTCCTGGAAGACTTGTTGAGAATAATACTCAAGCTCTTTGCCGTGATGTTCTTGCTGAAGGTAAACTAAGTCTCGAGCGAGCTGACTTTAAACTAGTTGGCTCAATTCATGATGAAGCAATTGCAGAAGTTGATAAAGACTTTACTGATTTGTCTCTATATTGTGATCTGCTTTGTACTATACCTAACTGGGCTGATGGTTTACCAGTTAAAGCTGAAGGAGCAATTGAGAAACGTTATAGGAAATTATAATGACTGGTGTACCTAACGATTTACGAAATCGTACTTTTTGTAAATGTCCAAAATGTGGCAAAGAATTTTATAGATGGACAACGTATACCGGCAGGTTGCCAGCTAGATATTTCTGTAATGACTGTGCTAGGTTTAGTCATGGAGAAGCATATGCAACCGAGTTTGAAGATAATACTTATGGCGGCAACTACTAACATAGAAAGGAAGAAAAATGCCTGAGTATGACAGTTGTATTCCAGTAACATGTAGGTCTTGTCGAAAGCGGTTTTATGTGCATGCGAATAAAGCGGATGTTCACGCTTGGCTTCAAGGCGAGCTTATCCAAAATGCTCTACCGTATTTGAATTCTAGTCAGCGTGAACTGCTGATTAGCAAAACATGTCCTGAGTGTTGGGAAAGATGGTGCGTAGAATCTCCTGACCTCGACTTTGTGGAGGATTAATGAGAATGAGAGAAACAGAATCTAATATCGAAAAGTTTTTTCAGCAAACAGTTAAAAGTATGGGAGGAAAAGCTTATAAATGGGTTTCCCCTAATAATCGGGGAGTTCCTGATCGTATTTGCTTTTTCCCAGGCGGCCTAATTATCGTAGCAGAATTAAAAGCTCCAGGTAAATCTCCAAGGCCTTTACAAGAAAAAGTTATTAAAACTTTGAGGGCTTTAGGAACTGAGGTGGTAGTCATTAGCTCTTTTAACCAAATCCGTATTTTTAAAGAAATCGTATCGGAGGTACTAGACAATGCATTGGCCACAGATCAAGAAAAAAGCAATAAATAATACCCTGAGTAGCGAGCAAATCTTTGATAGAATTGAACGTATAGCTAAAGCAAGTGGGCATGCTAAGTACGCCCAATTTCATCCCGACTTAAGGCCTTACCTTGCGGCGGCATATGACCCCTTTATACGATACTATACCAAAAGAAAAGAAGGCTGCGGTGGAATGGGCGACTGTATATTCGGATTAGAGACTTGGAACCTTTTAGAAGACCTAGCTACACGGGCCCTCTCTGGAATCGCGGCAGATCAAGCTGTTGATGAACATTTGTCTATTTTGACTGATAGCTCAGCTCGCCTTTTTTGCCGTATTCTTAACAAAGATCTCCGCATGGGAGCTGGCGCAAAAACAATCAATAAAATATTTCCGGACCTAATTCCGGTCCATAAAATAATGCTAGCACATAGAATACAGTGGAACAGAGTAAAGTATCCCTGCTGGGGCTCAGTAAAGAAGGATGGTGTCCGTGCAGTATTTCGCAAAGGATCTTTTTATTCTCGCCGTGGTCTTCCTTTCAAAGGCCTTGATATACTTGAGGATGAATTGAAATACCTTGGCTATCTTGACGTAGCTCTTGATGGTGAACTAACAGTTCCTGGATGTTCTTTTCAAGTAGGGTCTGGTTTAATCCGTAGTGATAATCTGGTTCTTTCTGCCCATTTTTCTATCTTTGAATTGCCTAATTACAGCGGAACTTTTAAACAGCGTATCAAGGCTATGGAGGCTATGCGGGGAGCTTCCAAGAACTTCGGGCCCCTTAAGCACTGGCCAATCAAATCTAAAAAGCAAGCCATGGCCTTTTATACACAAGCTCGTAAATTAGGGTTTGAAGGAATCATTATAAGGCCGTACGATTATAAATACGTTGGTTCAAGATCATATAGCTGGATGAAAGTTAAGCCACTTATAAAAGACCTTGAACTTAAAGTTGTATCGGCTTATGAGGGTACTGGTAAATATGAAGGAATGCTTGGCGGAGTAACTGTTGAATATTTTGGTTCCAAAGGATGGACTTTAGTGGATTGTGGTTCTGGTTTCACAGATGAGCAACGAGCTATATGGTGGCCCTGGCCTAACAAGTCTCCTTTGATAGGACAACGAATTCAAATGGAGGCTATGGAAGAAACCGATGAGGGCTCTTTACGTCATCCCGTATTTAAGGAGGTAAAAGAATGAAACTTGTCCGTCGTTGTAAAGAACCAATGGTTAGGCAAATTAAGGCTATGTCTAACAATCTTACGATTGTAACTGGTGATTCCGTGAATATTCAAATAGATAACTGGTCACATAGGCATAACGACGAGCCTATTAGTCATTCGCTTGAAATCACCATATGGCTTACGAAGGAGGCTATGCACTATAAAGTAAAAACCTGGCCAGAAATCTTTGATGTGTACTACAAACTTATGGAAAAGTATCGTAAATAGGAGGATCTATGGACACTGCATTAGCTCGGTTAAAAGCAGAATTTATTCACATTGACGAACTTTGTGCTTTTCTTGGTATAGCTAAAAAACGATGTCAAGATCGCATTAGTATTCATAAGCAAAAAGGCGGTTTTATGCCAGCATATAAGGCCGCAGCTGGTGTATATTACTTTAAGTATGAAGACGTCAAAGCGTATTTAGAAAGTCAGGTTACGACATCTGAGACTTTAGATGAAAAAGAGTAACTTAGCTAAATTTAAGAGTCTGGGTTATTGTTAAAAGTTCCAGAAAGTCATTATAAGAGAAAAATTAAAGGTGAGTAGGGATATAAAGGCATGAGCATAAAGAAAGAAAAAGAAAATTTAAGTTATCTGGACCAGGCTTTGCATCCATACCAAAGGAAAGCCGTGGACTTTGTTATCAAGAAGGAAACGGCTTTTCTTGCTATGGATATGGGCCTCGGTAAAACCCTTGTTGCTTTATTAGCAGCAAAACAACTAAATCTGCCCGCTTTAGTTATAGCTCCGATTAATCCTATGTATTCTACTTGGCCAGAAGAAATAGAAAAGTGGGAGTTAGATCTTACATGGGATATTTTGCATGGGCCAGACAAAGACAAAGTATATTGTACAACTAATGCGGATGTTCTACTGATTAATTACCACGGTATTAAATGGTTATACAACAAGATTTTAAATGGTGAGAAACCGTGGAAAAAGCGTATGTTAATCCTTGATGAGTCTTCTATGGTTAAGTCTCCTAAAACTCAAAGATTTAAGCTTCTGAAAAAGATGTGGCCTTTGTTCTTGAAGAATAGAATTTGTCTTTCAGCAACTCCATCTCCAAATGGGTACCATGAACTGTGGTCACAGTATTATTTATTGGATCGCGGTAAGACTCTTATGGATTCATTTTATAAGTACCGCAATGCCTTTTTTAATTATACTGGCCCGCCGTTGTTTAAAACAACACTTCGTAGTGGTTCCTATGAAACAATTAAAAACCGAATAAAACCAGTTACTTATAGATTAAAAGCCGAAGATTATCTGGATATGCCGGAATACATACATAATGAGATAAAACTTACAATGCCTGCTAAACGGCTTCAAGAGTATAAGAAGCTTGAGAAAGATTTCTTCCTTGAGTTTACCGATTGCGAGGCAACGGCATTTAATGCTGCAGCTTTATCTTTAAAGTTGCGACAATACATTCAGGGAGCGTTATATACAGATGAGGATAATGGAGCCTTTTATCCTGTTCACAAGATTAAAATTGATGCGCTGAAAGAACTTATTGAAGCAAGCCCTGGTCAGCCTATCCTCTGTCCAATTCAATTTAAGTTTGAACGGAAAATGATTAATGCCTTTATGAAGTCGGACGTGCCTTGTATTGCAGGTGGGACGCCTACAAGAGTAGCTCAAAACTATATCAAGCAATGGAATAATGGTGATCTTCCATTGTTGTTATGTCATCCCGCTTCTTTAGGACACGGTGTCAATTTACAGGCTGGGGGTCATGTCGTATTATGGTTTGGCTTAACGTGGAGCTTAGAACATTATCAACAGTTAAACGGTCGGGTTTATAGGCAAGGCCAAAAGAGAGCTGTTATCATAAACCACCTTATAATGGAGGGAACAATAGACGAACGAGTGATTAAAGTTTTAAAGCAAAAGGATGCTACACAACAGAAACTATTGGATGCATTAAGGAGGTACTAATGATTAGTAAATACTTTAGTAGAGAGGAATTTGCTTGTGAATGCGGTTGCGGGTTTGCAGCCGTAGACAAAGAGCTTTTGGACTTGCTGAATCTTGTACGTGAAAGATTTGGGCGACCTATAACAATCAATAGCGGATGCCGTTGCGAGAAACACAATAAGAAGGTAGGCGGCAAACCCGAATCTTACCATTTGAAGGGAATGGCGGCTGATATAGTTATCGGCCAAGTAGATCCTGCAATAGTATTCGCTTTCTTCGATTCCGTCTTTCCTCATAAACTTGGGTTGGGGAACTACGACACCTTCACTCATGTAGATTCGCGGTCCTACAAAGCTCGATGGTAGTGTAATGTACATTACAATTAAGACTGTATAAAAAGGCCCCTCCTGCCTCATTTCCCCAAATGTCAGGAGGGGCCTTTTGCCTTGTCAATCAGCGTAGTCACATAAGGAGGGTTGGAGCGGCTCTCCTTTTCAGTTTTGCCCTCCTCACGCTTTACGCAACCACTCGCTACTAGCTAATACTACAGCATAAAGTCTATAGCCCCACCTCCTTCCTTTGGTACAGCGTTAGAGGTTACACAAACAGAGGATGACCGAACACCCTAATGAGGAACTGCCCGGCGTTGTAAACACCCGTAGTAGCTCCAGCATCACCCTCACCAAGATAGAAATAATCTTTGTCAGTGAGTCCCGGTTCGTTGTCGATCTTCATCATGCCCGCTGTCCAACTGCCGCCAGCAGCAAGCACAGTATCATCGACAGGACCGTCATACTCGACATCGTCATCGTCCTCCATCATAAGGTCGATATCGTCTGTGATAGTGGCTGTACCCTCACCGGGGGTTTCAAGGCATATCATTTCGATACGGTGGCAGATACCATAGATAGCCGCATCATACTGGCCGAAATACGCCGCACCCCCGGCAGCAAGACCGATAGCGTCTCCTTGAGCGTCTCCCTTACAGCCAAGACCAGTAATGTCGATATGATGTTCTGTAATAATGGTGCCGTTTCTGATATACCGATGGGCCGAAGGGGCAACGCCTGTACCAATAAAACCAGCCCCATGTTGAGCAGAAAGCAGAACGCCCTCATTACGGATCAAGATGCCTTCATTAGATTTGATCCATGCGTCTTCCCACATATCCCAGTAATCGTCGATATCAGCATCGTCGATATCTAGGATTGCCGCTGTTTGAGCCTTGGTGTACCCCGCCATGTACAAGTCTTTCGAGAACAAAATTTTCTGCGCGTCTGTGTAACCACTCATAGCTAATCTCCTTTTTTAACTTTGTTAAAACCATAGTAACCGAAATAAAATACTATGATCGACATTTGAATCCACCCTAAGCTAAAGGCGTTTGCCAATTCAACCACGCTTTTTACCACTTCTGTTTTTCCTAAGCAAGCGAAAACTATGGAAACCAGCAAGACGGTACAGAATACCAAAGAAAATAACACTGCTATATATCTGCGGGATAGCGCCCGAGGTAAGTACTGATCTTGCAAAGTAGTTACCATTTTCATGATAGCAGCAGTTTTCTCCTCCTTGGTAAAGATAGCTGCATCAAGCCCTTTTGTAAGCCCCGTAGTTAGAGTATCCGCAACTTTCTCTACTGCTTTAGGCGCTCCAAATAATGTACCGAAAAAACCCATCAGCGCATCCTTTCTTTTAGAGTATCAAGCTCTTCCCAAATCTTGTCGATATCATCTTTACTGGCATACTTTATTTCTTTGATGTCTTCTTGAACCACGTCTAAGGTATTTATGATTACTTCTTGACGGATCTTTATATCACCAAGAGCCTCTGTAGTCGCGGAAGACATTGCCAAAGAAATAGAGAATAAAGCAATAAATATAGAGCAGACCAAGGCGATGGCCCATTTAAACAGGTGTAACGAAACAAAGTCTTGTAATCTCATATCATGTATAGCAATTTCTGCTTGTTTAGTTCTTTCCTCTAAGCCTGTGTGGTTCTTACATTCCCCGCCTAATGGGCACTCGACGATAGTTCTCTCTTTTAGGTCCTGTCTCTCTGTCATCGTGGTCCTCTATGTCCAGTATTGGGCGTAGAATGGTAGCTTCTGTTAGCGATAGGTCGGGCCAGTTTTTCTTAGGCTTGACACGATAGCCATTAATCTCCAATACTTCTTCATTGAGGGAATTAACGGCTTCAGTAAACGCTTGCTGGTCTTCAGGTTTCTCGTATCTCACCATGCCATTAGCTTCAACAGTTCCATGATGCTCATTGACAAGTTTCTTGATTTGCCCACGATACGCCTTAATTCGCTGTCCTATCTGCTCTATCATGTCCGCCATTCGTAGAGCATCGTTCATAGGAAAGGTCCTCTTAGAATCGTTAAAGAGACCCGTAATTGCCGGTGAAACTAATGCACTTGCCTGTCCGTAAGTCAACTTTACCATTTTACTGCCTTTCGTTAAGGGTTATTCATAGTATGCGCATCCGACTAAGTACATATTAATGTCATGAACTGTAGGCGAAGTTCCTGATGCGTCTTCTTCTAGATCAAACATCATATTACTATCTACTGGTATCCACAGATAAGTCACTTTATAACTAGAGGCCTCCGTACTGATATAGTCCTCCCCTAGTCCTGTAGCAAACAGCAGTTGAGAATCATCGTTTGTATCTATAGTCTCTCCGTGTTTCCCGCCATAAACTGCATAACGGTACGGGTCAGGACCAAAGCCGTTTTCCAATAGCATTATAACTTTTACATAGATAAAAGTAGTATTAGCAGGTAAGGAGTCTAAGGCAGTCCAAATATGACTAGCCCCGGAACCTGTAGGACCTACAGAAGAGGTTATACCGCTTATGTTAACAAATACGTTAAAAACTGTGGTGGACATTACAGGATGGCCCGAAGCGTCCCCCATCATTGTTCTTGAAGGGCGTACAGTTTTCTCTGCGCCAGAACCTAGTTCTATAGAATCGCATGTTATAGCCCCACAATCAAGAGCAGCTAACGTAGATGTTCCTGTTACATCTAGTGTAGTTCCTATAGTAAGGCTAGCAGTTAATACCACATCACCAGCAGAGTCAATGGCAAGTTGTTCTGTACTATTTGTATAAAGCCCTAAACTATCAGTCCCTGTGGTCCCTAACTGCATATCCCCGCCATCGACTATCATGAATGCAGTAGAACCATCGAAATAATGATAGAAATCATCACCCGTACCTAAGTACAGTTTCTTATTGTCATCTACGAAGATATCACCCAACCTTTTAGAAGTTGAGCCTAAATCTAAGACGCTGTTTGGATATAATACCCCATCAGCGTCTATAACCCATCTAAGGGTGTCCGTAGTGTAGAACTCAATATCTTCCGCACCGACTGTACCAAGGAGAAAACCGCCGGTTGCTGTAGTGATGACGAAATCTGACCCATTGAATACCGCTGTAGCATCGCTATCTGTGCCAAAGTACAGATTAGCAGAGTCGAGCATTATGAAACTATCTATATAGTCTACTGAGAGATTTGTTACATAAATCGTGGAAACAGGGAGAGTAACGGTTCCTAAGTCTTGTCCGCCCAGAGCAGGGCCTATATTACCGACTGGAACCCAAGCAGTTAGCGTATGGAGATAGATAAGCTCAAGAAAAGCCCCTTTGGTAACGACTACCGTACCTCCGGTATCCACCCATACTCCGGTTGCCCCGCCATCTATAGTTAAGTTATAGTCGGAGGCATTGTAGAAAGAGATACGAAAGAAATCATAAGTTGCATCTACAGCGGGTAAATCAAATTGAGAATCCGCACCAGCCCCACTACCCAAAATGATTGTTTTGCCCCTGTCAGAATCTACTACAGTATAGTCAGTAATCCTTAGATTATCATCATAGTTGTCATTGGCAGTTCTTCGCCACCAATCAGGGTTTTCGTCAGGAGTATTACCAGTGTTCAACGATGCCAAAGAGACATAAATGTCTCCACCGTAGCGGACGTAGTCGTTCACTTCATAGGTAATGTTAGCATTGTAGATATCTGTGAAATCAATTTCTTCCCAAAACGCGGTTTCAATTACAGGGTTACGATTATCACCAGCCTGCAAAGCGCGGTAATATTTTGTATTGTACACTACAATATCACCGAGAACATAAGAGGTAGAGTTATCCCATGACTCAAAGCTACCGCCACTCCCGCCGCCCGAGGTAGTGCCTTGAGCAGATACGGGATCAAATAGCTGAATTTGTTCGCCTACATCGGCTTCATCTTCAATATTCTTGGTATAGGAGATAACTCTATAGTCGCCGGTCCCAAATACATTTGGACACCTACCAGCAGCATCTAACTGAACAGGGTTAGAATTAGGAACTTGATAGTTTTCGTCTGCGTAGGTGTCTTTTAACGTATTATTGAAACCTGGCTGTAGAAATTTCAGCCAACCGTTTTCCAGAGGATCACCGGCGTCATCAAAAAATTGAGCAAACGCATGGATTACTCGTCCCATAGTAAATACCTCTTAGATTACGAAAGGTGCAATAGCATCTCTGGCATTGCCAACTGAAGTCTTTGCATTGAGAAAATCCTGAACCAGTAAATCTTTTTCAGCCTTTAAATTTTCATACAACGCATTGCCGGGATTGTCAATAGCTAACTGGTCGATTTCAGCAACAATAGTTTGGTAGGCGGACGGCATGGCATCTAAGTTATTGTACTCAGAAGTAAGCAAATCTAATGCTCTGCCAGACGCCCTAAGACCATTCATAGTTTTTTCTGACATTTCGTTAAGACTCTTTTTTAACTGTGAGAAAGTTGCCATTGATACCTCCTATTAAAAGAAAAAGTGAACTCTAGACCCGCCAGCGGGGTTTTCTACAATCATAGAAAAACTAAGATAAGCATCGAAATTAAGACCGCTATAGTTCCATGTTCTTGTTCCTGTTCCTGTACTCCCAGAAGAAGATAGTGCTTCATACCCTATTGAAAAACTAACTGTATCTTGGTCAACGCCATTTATTTTAGTATGTCCTGAAGGCGGGATAAAACCAGCAGCAGTAGAGGCATCATACGCGCCGACTCCTGTAATAAGTATTCCATCAGAACCATTAGCTGTGACTGAAGGCGCTATAGCAGTCGAAAGAGAGCCAGAATCATCAGTAGACATATCGCTGTCTGATATCTTGTCTACGCTATCTACTCCAGAAAATGCTGCTATCATCCCTATAAAATCAGCAGAAGTGAGGCCACTTGCTTCAAAAGTATAACTTGCTGGTTCTGAACCCCCTGCTATCTTATAAAATATAGCATAAGAACCTTGGTCACCGCCACTACTATACTCGTAAGAAGTTAAAAGAGTCCATCCTGATGGAGTGCTAAAACCCCCGTCATCAGCATACGCTACAGTAGCTACAAGAAGATCACCTGATATTACACCACCGGGTTTATTAACGGTGATCTCATCCGTACTATTATCAGTGGCTACACTATTGCTTCTGTATGCTATAGTCATAGTATTAAGGCTTTTGAAAAGTTAAAGTAACAGTAAGACCCTGGGTGCCCGTACTAATGGCGTCAACATCTATAAAGATCCGGTCACCAGTATTAACATCATCATTAGATGTGTTTATTACGCCGTCAGCGGCGTAGTAAGCAGAAGCAGAGATAGTTACTTTGGTACTAAGCATATCGGCATCAGTAGAGCTACGAGTTCTACGAACTTGTATATCTGTGGTATTAGCTGATCCTGCTGTGTCTACAGCAGCCGTGACATCTACAAGATTCCAGCCATTTAATTCAGCAGGTATTGTAATGAAATAGGTACCGTCACCTGTAGCAACAGAAACGTCACTTGCAAAAACAGAAATAGCTACATGCTTATATTGACCATCAAGATGGAGGTACGTACCATCCCAATAAATCTCTGCATCTTGATCATCACCAAGATAGTGCTTTCCATTATCCGCTTGGTATACATGCTGCACGCCAAGTGTATCTGTGCCTATATTATAGGTGGCATCAGCAGCCGGACCAATGTGTCCTGAGGAATTCATTATCCATCGATTAGTATTATTTGTGTAGAAATAGATATTTTGGGCTGACTCAGTGCCTACGAATAAATGACTCCCATTATGGTAAATACTGGCGTCTTGATCTGAACCTAGATAGAATTTACCAGAATTCCCCATGTAGATATTTCTAATTTCGTATGCTGCTGTGCCTATATCATAAGCGTTAGCCGCAAAAGGGTAGATATTTCCTCCAGCAGCTACAATCCATCGTGCAGTACCTCCAGTGCTAATAGCTATAGTCCCTGTACTACTGTTAATATAAAAATTAGTTCCATCATGGTAAATACTGGCGTCTTGGTCTGAACCAAAATAGTGCTTGCCGTTATCCCCTTGGTATATATCTTTTAGATTATTAGTAGACTTTCCTAAGCTATAAGTCGTATCATCTTGAGGGTACATATCCGTTTCGGAAAAAATCCAACGAAAAGCCCCTACAGCATAAAGAGCTATAGCTCCTAATTCACTTTTTAGGTTTACATCTCCAGAGGTTGCTGAGATGTTGAAATGTGACCCATTAAAAGTGAGATAGGCATCCTGATCGTCGCCTAAATAAAGTCTTTTACTATCCCCTTGGTATATATCACCTGTGTGTTTTGAAGAGCTCCCTATATCGTAAGTACTAGCAACTTGAGGAATTAAATGTCCTGCGGAAACTACAGACCATCGTATTGTATTATTAGTCCTAAATGTTAGGTCTGTAGCTACGGTAGTACCTATCCCAAGTACGCCAGTACCATTCAGAATAAACATATTTGAGCCATTATGGTAAATACTGGCGTCTTGGTCACTACCTAAGTAGTATTTGCCGTTATCTACTTGATAAATATCGCCAATAAGATTAGTAGGGTCCCCTAAATCATATCCTGTGATATCAGGTACGAAAGATGTACCGGACTCAGACCAATTCAGTAAGACAGTTCCTGAGGCAACAGGTTCCCACTTTGTAGGGCTGATATCAGGCTGATTCCCGAGGTTAGACGATACCAAAGAGAAGTAAATCTTATAGTCATAGTAAACTATTGCAGAATCGTCATATGAGGTATACTCGTCATACTTATTGAAGAACTTAATAGGTTGCCATTTATCCTCATTGGTATCAGGAGCGTAGTTCAAATTATCGTCTATAGTAGACTTATAATAGATTCTATTATAGACAACTATATTGTCTTGGTTATACGTAATTGTAGACGCCCACTCTGAAAAGTAATTCGCGGCAGAAGGGTAAGTATCTTCTGCCGATACTGGATCGGCAGGAACAACCATAGTTCCGGGAGCATGGGTAACAGGGTTATTCTCATATAGAACGCATCTGTAAAGACCTATGCCAAAGGCATCTGGACATCTACCAGCAGCATCTAACTGTAAAGGGTTGGAGTTTTTAACAGTTAATGCAGCGTCGGCATAAGTATCTTTGTCAGAGTTGTTAGTACCTGAGTTTAGAAAGCGAATCCATCCATTTTCAAGAGGGTCACCGGCATTATCAAAAAACTGAGCAAAAGCTGGAATTACTCTAGACATAAGTTATTCCTCTGTATTTTCTTTCATACGTTCAGGTACTCTTGCTAGAATACCTAATTCACTCCAAGCTGGTCCCAAAGGAACATTCATTTTTTGCAGTTTATTAGCTGCGACAGCTAACCGTGCTTTAATCTTTGGTAAAGAGTAAAAACTATAAGCGAGGCCCATTGCTGAACCAGTAGCTGCACCTGGTGCGCCTGCAACTAAAGAGCCTGCAGTAGTACCAATTCCCATTTTAGATAAGGTTCCAATACTGGCTATACTTGAATTATCAATAGCATCAGCTCTATTATCAATTGCTTTCAATAAGTCTCTATACGCTCCTTTTTGCTGATTTAACTGCTTAAGCTCAGGAAATATTTTTTCTAAAGACTGTTTTGCGGCCCTAGCAACGGCTTTTTTAACAGCTACTTTTGCAGGAGAATTTCTTACCGCGCTATAATAGTTTCCTATGTCCTTATAGATGTTCTGTTTTATTCGTTGTACGTCGGTTAAAGAAAGCTTTCCATTATTAATTTTCTTATTAGCCGTATGCATTTCTTTAGCGACTTTATTCATTAAGCGTTTAAAAGCTTGAGGCTCTGTTGGCATTAAAATATGGGCCTCTTTACGCATTTGACTAAATTCTTTGAAAAGGGCATTAACTGGAATAGTTTTTCCGTCAGCTACTCCTCTTTCAAGTAAGTCGCTAATCTGATCATTTAATATATTTATCTTTCCCCGTACTTTTTCAAGGCCTTTTGTTGTAGGGATAATTGCTTCATCAACCGCAATTTTAGATACAGCCTGTCTAGTTTCTCTTGGAATAGATTTAGAGAAATTAGCAGCTTTTTCATAAAGCCTATACCCTCTATCTTTTAGTATATACTGTCCTACTTCTTTAGGAACTGCTAAAACTGCTGTTACAGGGTCCATAGCTCGGCCAACCTTGGTCACTCGTTCTCCAAGTTTGGTTAAAGTTTTAATTTTAGAAGCTGTACCTAATCCCCTAGCTGCTTGTCCTCCAGGAATTAATACACTAGCTATATCTGATACCACATTAGGAAGATCAGTTGCAATAGCTTTTTTAAAACCATCGATTGTACCGTATCGGTCTTTCAAAAAATCAATAAGTAGATCAGCAGCAGGTTCTTCAGCTTGCTTTCCAGGGAATAACTTTTCTATCATACCCGCGGTCATATTAGCTAAAGACGTTAAAGTTTTTTTAGGATGGCTAATTGCCTGTTCTAGCTCTTCAACGGTTCGTTTAATAGCTTCAGGAGAAGTTTGGATGCCTTTAGAAATGGCGTCACCCCAAGACACATCCTCTAAGTCTTCAGGATTTATAGCCGCAATTTCTTCCTCTTTTGTAGGCTGTACCAAAGAAGCCCCTTCAGGAAGTGGGGGTAAACCGGTGTCCTGCTGTTTATCATCATTGATTAATGTTGCACCGGGAGGTAAAGGGGGTAAAGTTGCCATGTATATGCTCCTATTGAGTTACAGGAACCCATTGTCCATCTCTTACAACAAGAATTTCGCCATTAGCTCCACGAGCTTGGGGTTCACCTGGCTTTAAAGTTACGGGTGCAGCTTGAGCGGGCGCTTGAGCGGGCGCTTGAGCGGGCGCTTGAGCAGGCACTTGAGCAGGTTGCATAACAGGATCTGTAGGATTTGGTTCAGAAGGTAGACCTTGAGCAGCAGGAGCAGGTGCCCCGGTAGCCGGTTGACCAGCAGGAGCAGGAGCATTACTGGCTTTAGCGAGTGAGCCCCCTATTTGTTGCCATTCTGCGGCTAAAGCATCTAAAGAGCCCGTGCCATAAGTTTCTTCATACCTCCTAGCAAGTTCTCCAGTACCATATGCGCGATCGAGAACAGCCATAGCAGCTAAGTTTGACTGCATATCTCTAGTTTCATCAGTTGATGCTTGTAGATAAAATTCAAGTTCTTTCTGGCTATCAAGGCCTCTGACACCCATTTCAGAAGCTTTACGAATGTCATTCATAAGTAAAGGCTTCATAGCTTTAATTCTATTACGTAGTGACTGTTCTTTAGTACCAAGAATTTTACCCAGGGTCTGACCAAGTCCAGAAGACCGAGCTGATGCCCAAATATTACTCATTGTACGGTTTTCTGTATTAACTATGCCACCCATCTGATCAAGTCTAAAATAGTATTGTCCAAGTGTAGAAAGCTTTCCTGAAACACCAGTTTGAGCTTGCTGAACAGTTTCAAGTTTAGTATTCTCACCTTTTGCCTTAATAGCGTCATAAGAGGTTTTAATTACAGCAAGCTGCTCTCCAAATTTAGACTTAAAAGCAATTTCTTGAGCAGTTTCTTGAGTGGCTCTTTGTTCAGCAAGTTTAGTAAAATAGGCTTCTTCTTCTTGCTCGCGTTTATACTGTATTCTTGCCCGAGCTTTCAAACCCGGAGGCATTTCTTCTCCGTAATTTATTTTATATTGTTCTGCGACTAAGCGCTCGTAGTCATCTACATCAGTAGGGGTAGGAGCTTTAGCCGCTATACTACGCTCGTCCTTTTTCTTGGGGTAAGCATCCCATTGATCAGCCATTGCTACAGTTTTCATAATGGCTGTTTGCCGTGCTATTCTCTGTTCCTTCGTATCAGTGGGCATACCAAGTATATTATCAAGGCCAGTAGCTAAAGGGTTACTAGGATCAGCCCCCAAGGATTCTCTTGCTCGTTCCAGCCATTTAGTTTGCAGTTCGGGGTCATCACTAGCAAGAGCAGCGCCATACACACCCATAGCACTTTCAACGAAATTAGTTCTATCAACTGTGCCAAAAATTTTATACAGTTTTTCGGCTCTTTCTGGATCGACTGAGGAAATTTCGCCTACCTTAGAGTCAAAACCTTTCTGATCCCCACTCTTCCATAGGCTAAAAGCATGTTTAGCCATGCCCTCAACTTGCTTTTCCTTTTCCCGATCCTCTTCCTCTTGACGAGCTTTTCTGCCAGTCTCAAGAGCCGTAATACCCGTAAGACCATGATCTTCATTAATATCTGCTAATCTTCCAATACTGTTTGCTAATGCTGAAAGACTCATGTCATCCCCTTATTTTTTAGGAGGTTTATAACCCATTGCGTATCCGGCTAAGTCGCCTACACTTTTAATCGTATCGCCTGCTGCTTGATACATACCAGCTTGACCTACACCTTGTGCCAGCCCGGCATCCGCTGTTAATTGGGCTGTTTGAGTTCCTGTTTGTGTGGCGAGGTTAGCTAAAGTAGTGGCTAACTGTTGCTCTGATTGTAGCTTATTAGTGGCGAATCTTTCCATTAGCGCGGAAGCCCGATTTACACCCTCTTTGTAATTGCTAGTATATTTATCGCCATATCTTTCAAGCATCCCAGATCGAGCCATATTTATCTGAGTATTAATGTCTGCCAAAGAAAGCCCAGTACTTTGTGCTAACTGCGCTCTTTGCTGTGCAGTCATCTGAGTTAGATCAGCGCCGCGTACACCGAGTTGTTCAGCAAGAGAAGCAAGTTGGGTAGCTGCTCTTTCTTGAGTACCTGCCACTTGCTGGCCTGTCGTAGAGATTAGACCAGCACCAGTAGTATCTGCCGACTGTCCTCTCGTAGCAAGATTTCGTAGGTTTTCCATGTACTGCTGTTGCTGCCCTGCTGAGATGCCTATCGCTTGCTCCATCAAAGCAGAACGCACTTTACCACCACCAAGTCCACCGATAGCAGCGTTATTACGCAACAAAGCTTTTTCTGCTCTCTCCCTTAAATACTTTTGACCGGGGGATTCCATAAATTCGTTTTGCGCTTGTTGCTGTGCTTCAGGACCAAGAGCGCCAGAAAGAGCAGCTTCACGCATTTGAGCTTGTCTTCCAGTATCCGTATAAGGCTGGAGTCTACCTAAAGCCTCGTCCCTTGCACCATACAGAGTATTTTGAGCGGATTGTTGACCAGTTATTACGTCTGATCTAGCTTGATTTGTACCTGCTGCAAGTTCTCCTAAGCCCCCTGCAAGCCCTTCTTTTAACCTAGCATCAGAACCATAAAAACCAGATTCTGAACCAGACGTAGCAGTTGCTGGTACGTAAGCACCATTAGCAGCTTGAGCCGTATTAATAGTCTGAGGCTGTCCTTGAGGCTGTCCTTGAGGCTGTCCCTGGGGTTGCGCTTGAAGAGACCCTTGAGGCGCAGTTTGACTTAATACTTGAGGATTAGTTTGCTGTACAGCCTGGTATACTTGAGGCATAGCCTGCTGAAGGGCCTGATTTCTTTGCTCAGGCGGCAGAGACTGAATTTGTGTCCATTGCTGATCGAACTGTGCCTTAGGAATACCTTGCGCCCCAGCAGAAGCACCTAAGATCATTTTATGAGCATCAGCACCAGTTTGGCCCATAAACTTATTTATCATATCAGCATGAGTCGTCATCAAGATAGCAGCATTAGTCGTACCCTGAGTAATATGCTGACCTAACTGGCCTACTATAGTTCGGTACTCTGCCATAGCGGGGCCATAACGATCAAGGATCTCTTGCCGAGCTTGGGTCGCTCTGGCATCAATCATAGCCGCTGCGTCTTTTTGAGCATCTGCTGTGGTTTCAGCACTTTTCTTAGCCCCATAGGCCGATATAGCCCCACCTACTACGGTCCCTGCTACTACTGCTGTTACTGCTGAGGACATAGCTTATACCCCGCTATTGTGTAATTTCAAGGCTTCTCTGTAGTCTATAGTAATTTCATTACCTATGATTCCTGCCTTAGATCCAGTTATAACTTTAATCGCTATGAGAGCTACGTCACCGTTACTAAGTTTAACAAACTTAGCATTAGGATTAGCTCCGTGATTAGTATATCTTCCGGCAGGGGTTTTATGTTTATTTAACAAAGCATAAGCGATAAAGTCGCCTGGCTTAAAAGGCGCTGTAGCAAATAATCCTTTTCCATGAATAGGCGAAGAGAAAACAGAAACAGAGTACGAGCCACTAGGGAACTCAATATTGTAAGGGTAAGCATCCATGTCTTTCTGTATAATCTCTTCTGTAAGATTATACTCTTCCAAGAAAGCTTGAAAGTCTTCTTGGTCTGACTTACCTGAGTTTAACATATTAATTTCAGCTAATTCTTCCTCTGTCCAAGCGTCATCTTTATCGAGAAATATTTCTTCTATCTTCTCAACAGAAGTTTCATTCGTAGGGTAGACGTTTAACCACACCATATCTTCTATAACGTGACCAACTTTACGGCCAGGGTTGCCCGTAAAGATCATGGGGGCTTCAAGAGTTTTTACTTCTCCGTTTATCACCATTGTTACTTTACCTTTCAGGAAAATATTCAAGTGGTGAAATTTCTGTTTAAAACCTATTAAAACGGTATCAGCAGGAACATTCAACTCTCTCACATATAAGCCGGGGCTAAAATGATGGTACAAAGGGCATTCTACTTGCGCCTCTTTCTTGCAAATATCAAGAAGTTTCTCTACGCTAAGATCCTTCATTACGCCTATAACTTCAAGTTGACTATCCAATTGCTACCCAACCTTTCTTGGTGTCGTCACCAATAGAAGTTTTTTGTTTAATATATAAAACAGCCCCGGCGGCTCCTTCATCATCCATATACTCTGTTCCCTGATTAGCCTCTACTACGCCTTCAGGTGATCCTGTTCCTATGATTAACCCTCTTTCATATACCTGAGACATCCAAAAATTGAAAAGGTTAGAAACTACGCCATTTTCATTACTAACTAACGGGATTACAGGATCATACTTTGCAATAGTTCTTCTCATATTGCTAAAAACTCCAGTTTAATGAAAACAGGCTTTACGGCATCTGACAATCTAAATCTGAGGTATACAAAACGTGGAATACGTCCGTTCTTACGCCAGACAATACGACGATTATATTGACCTACTTTACCTATTCGCCTTGAGCGTTCATAGGTAAAAAGCTTACCATCTTTTGACATAGCCATGGTAACTACAGGATCAGGTGCATCAGAATTACCTACTCCTGATTCCATAGTTAATTCAATGATAGGTAGCCTAAATGAAGCGCCACCATTACTAATAGGTTGGGGCACAAAGGTTCTAATAATATCGTTGTCATATTCTTTTCTTGTGTTTGCATCAAGTTTACCTATTCTCCCGTCTTGGCTATCGCCGACTAGGGTATAACCGTAAGCCGTTGCCAAAGAAACTACTCTCCACGTATGTTGCTGCAAGTCTCCATTAGTGTCTGCAATTCCAGACTTCTGTTCATGCCATAGTCCAGTTGAGATATTATAGACGAAGGCTCGATCAGTGAAAACGAAAGCAACGAAGTACTGTCCCTTTTGATTCCACGCAAGGCTGAATGCTGCGCCAATAGTAGTATTAGAGTAATTATTAAGTACACTATCAATAGGAGTAGTAGATATTTTAGAAAATGCGCCTCCTTGGAACATCCATATAGCAGCTCTTTCATCTTTTCCTCCTCCGATCATAAAGACTTTTTCGTTAGTCGCTATCAACGAAGCAGGAGCAAAGCAACCCTTATCATAGAACTGATTGCTTCTTTGGAATGGGAAGTCAGCGCCACCAATGTTTTGGAAGCCCTCAGTCGTTTCTGAACCGGTAAGATAAATCTGATTTCTGTATACTACAGGAGCAACAATATCATCAGGATCAGATTCAGCAGAACCAAAGTCAAGAGCATTCCAATCTGTACCATCATTAAGCGCGGAAATAATCCACTTCTTACTATCAGTAGAACAAGCAAAAAAGCCGTCAATATAAACGACATACTGAGGATTACCGTTGGCTGTAAAATCAGCATCAGATATTTCTACTAAGCCTCCTACTGTAGTGTAGATGTACCCGGCCCCTCCAGGAACAAGTATCATGAGTTGGGTACCATTGTCCGCCATAGATACTCTTCCACTACCCGCCACGGTTCCTAAAGAGGTATACGACCACGTTTCTACACCAGCCGTAATAGTCATTTCTACTTTATACAATGTTGTACCGTTAACGAAATAAGGAACCCCATCAAGAACCCAGGACCCACGATTGGCATCAGTCGCCAAAGAGCCAGTAGTAAGGATTGAAATAATACCAGGAGTACCTACTAAGACTCTTTGAGACAAACCCGGAACTTCTACGCCAATAGGCACAAGATTTACGCACTCTTGATGAGATAGTGGCAGAGAGTCCGACACATAAAAGCCGTTACTAATGGGTATTTCAGCTAAAGGTGGCTGCATTAGGACCTCAATCTTATAGTAGCTGCATCTACTACGAAATCTCTAGTATCAGTGTGGTTTTCCACATATAGTTCAATGTAGTCATCCGTAGCTAATTCTAATTCCCAAAGCATTGATATATTACCTATTGAAGTATCAAATTCTCTTGATACCATAGAGGCCGCGATCTGAGCGCCATTCTTATAAATATAAAATCTAAAAGTATCCGACACTGCGGCAGCGGCTCCTGATAAAGATACATTAACACTAAGATGACAGCCTTTCCCGTTATAAGTCCACTTTCCGGCATTATCATGGGTGAACCTATTCATGTCTTGGGACGTCCACGTTCCGGTTATTTTAACCGGGGCGTCTTGGGTAGTAATAGTTATTGTAGCACCACCATGAGTAGCCAAAGCCAAGTCTACACTGTTAATAATATCAGGGTTAAAATGCATCGCCCAAAGGTCGTCATATTGAGAAATATTTCCATTAAGGAAGTCAGCAGAGCCTACTTGTTGGCAATTAATAACAGTGCCTAAACCACCAGCATTAATATTAGCAGAAGCGGCAGCCCCCGTTAAACAGTATCCAGAAGTATCAATGTCAAAAAGAAAGGACTCAAGAGAAAAGGAATTGAAAGTTGCAGTACCCAGATCAAAACCATCACCTGTTCCACTTGCTATAGTGAGACTACATATTGAAAAAATCACTATTCCAAGAGATCCTGTGAAAGTAAATCCAGTACCTGTTGCTACGAATGTAGTTTTATCTACGACCAGTAAGCCAAGACCGTCAAAGTCTCCCAAGTTAAGACAACTAACTTGACTGGTATATATTCTTAGTAAGTGTGCAGACGTAGTAGAGGATACGTCAAATACAGTTCCTGAAGTACAAGTAATGATTAGATCTTTGATTTTCCAACTCTTATCAGCAGATGTAAACATCGCTAATGCGCCTGTATACTTCAATTCTATAAGAGTTCCGTCTGAGCCTGTAAGAACAGTATTAGAGCCTATAGCAAACCTATAGTCAGTTTCTACGTCATTTAGCAAATAATACTCTGTATCATCTTCCAGAGTAATAACGCCAGCAGAAGGAGTGGGAAAGTCAGATTCCTCGTAGACATATACTGTTTTAGTGGTTCCCGGTGATCCTGATTCAGAAATCGTTACAGTATTTCCTGACTCAGCAACGGTAATACCTGTACCACCAACTATACTGCGAAGAGTAGGACTATCAGCAGCCTCATTACGTAAAATTGAAGCACCAGTAGTGTCTACGGTAAAATTATGCCCAACTTTTACAGCGCCGCCCACACTAAGAGAAGTGACAATTCCCGAACCTCCAAGGATTCCTCGAATGTTGTTTATTGTACCGTCTACATTAAGGACAGGAATAGCCTCAGCGTCACCCGCAGCAACTAAGGAACCGCATACCCCTAATGCCGCGATCATATCAGAAAAAGTGATCTTGAAATTCTGTCCAGAGCGTACTAAATCAAAGGTATCTGTCGATGCCAAAGAAGTAACCGCGACGAAGTTGCTTTTTCTAATATCTTTATCCCTGGACATTATGCCTCCTCGGTGTCAGCTTCTACAGCGATAGCCCCACCGGTTTCATCGAGAATTGTGTCTTGCTCACCCGTAAAGAAAGGTACTGTAGGATCATTTCCCGAACCCTGCGGTAATGTTTCGGGGTAAGCACTTTCTCCTGTGTCTACCGCTAAGTCAAGAATAGCTTTCCACCCTATATCCGCACTTAATCTGAGTTCAGGAGAAATCGGAAGTCCATATTTAGGAGCAAGATGGATAGCCAGATTCGCCTTTATCCCTAAAATAGCACCGGGGGCCACTGTAACAGTGTCCCCCAGATCAGCTACATTAGTGTACCCTAGATTAACTCCTTGAGCCGCCCACATAGCCATCATATCATTAAGAGTACGTATGGCTGCGCGACCTTCGGAAGCTTCTATAGGAGTCTCATCGGCTTGAGTGACTAAATTCTCAAGAGCATCGACGACTATTTCATTTACCTTTGCCATCTAAAAACTCCTTAATCTGTCTCAGGGCCAAAACCCTACTCTCTGGAGAAGCTGGAAATTCTTTTCCTGTGACAGATTCAAAGTAGTCGGCCAATTCTTTCATAGTAGTACATTCTAAAATACAATGGCCATGCCAAGTGAGCGAGCCGGGTACACCTGACCCTTTGTCAGGGTCGTAATGTAAGTCGTTATCCATGTTATTCTTTCTCTTTCTTTTTCAATACCTTAGCATTCTTCTCTGCCTCAGTTTCAGCCCCGATTCTTGCAGCCTCATCCTGATCCAGCAAAGCTCCCTTTTCCAAAAACCAGTCTACCTCGTAGGTGGCTACTGTAGCTTTCCTATAATACAGGGGGCCTTCAGATTTTGGGAAATAAACAGTATTACGGCTTCTGCCCATGATATCCTTTCCTTTCTTATGTAGTGTGCATTACAATTTTACCTCTTAGGAAGGGTCGCCCGCCCATACAACGGACAACCCTGTACTAAGGAGTATAAGATGAAGTACTACATGAGAATCTTAGGCGATTCCCCATCCTTTACCTGCAAAGAACGGATTCAAGCAGGCAAATGCAGGCAGAAGGTCAAAACGAATCTTCTGCTCATTTTTATCACCATCACTGTACTTAGAAGCACGAATAGCAATACCATCACTGGTAACCGCTACAGTATCCGTAGAGAACAGCTTAGGCAATTTCACGAAAGCAACGCTGAATGCGCTTTTGTGGTAGAACAGGTTAGGTTGATACGTAGTAGCCGTAGCACCCAGAATGTTAACAACATCGTCCTCTGCGAAAGCAGAATCAACATTGTTATACTGGCCATTAGCCTCATAGATAGCCGGGCCAGACACCAACAGAGTGATAACGCCACCAACCGCCGTAGCATCAGCAGTCACAGTACCCTTCCAGGTGATCGGAGAGCCAGACGCATCAAGAATCTTTTTACCAGTACGAGGATGTACATAATAACGACCCTCGACCTCGATCATCTCACCAGCCTTAACAACACCAGCAGCAGTAAGCCCATCAACCTCAATGGACTGGATCATAGTATCTTTGTGAGTATCGTAGGTCTGGTCAATGGCAGTAGCAGTAATTGCGCCTTCACGGTCAGCGCAAGCACCTGAGACGAAAGAACTCATACTGTTACTGGACAGAGCGCGAAGACCGGCAAAAGGAGAAGAGATTTGAGCATTCTCCCAAGCTGAACGAATCAGTTTATCCGCGCCACTGAGACCATACTGAGCAATTGCCAGATTTTGAATAGTAAAAGGGTTCATTACATAGTAATGCTCGCCTTCAGGAACACCGATTGCTTTCATCATCGACATTGCCTGAGCAACGTCTTTCCAAGCATCTACAGCGGTGCCCATAGTGCCGGCCAAAAGAGCGGCTCGCTGATACATGAAGTCACAGAGAGAAGTTTCCAACTCAATGACCGCCGTTTCAGCAGCAGGTCTAAGGATCGTTTCGAGCTGGTCAAGCTCAAGGGCCTCTTCTTTGTTAGTCCAGTCGATAGGCACTGTGATATAGTTCTGCACAGTAGCCGTTGCTTTACCGGACGTAATATCGTTCCAAGTCGAACTTGAAACATCGCCGCCAGAAGTACGGATCGCTCTGTACTGATGGGGCCGCTTGATGTCAACGTAGTCTCCAGAAGAAGGGTTAAACGACCCTTGGAACAGTTGAGTGTCAACGGTCTTTGAAAGCACCCGCTGCTTCTCAAATGCCGGAATAAAGGCCCGCATGACCTTCCTGGTGACATTACTTGCAAGACTATTAGCCATTGTTCTAAATCTCCTATGTTAAAAAGTTATTCTAAAGTTACCCCTTTCATGTACGGATCTTCGTTTCCAGCAGCCTTACCCTTGGGAATTTCCAGAGGATCAGGAGTATTAGACACAGCAGGCTTAAACTTCTGAGCAGCAGGTACAACATGAGTAGCTATGTAAGCAGAAGCACGGATAGGAGACATTTGACCAATTTCCGCAAGCTCATCTATATTATTAGCCAAGTGGTTCACTATCAAAGCAGAGTCCTCTTGATCAAGGATAAACTGAGCAAGCTCCGGTTGATGGATGAACGTAGTAACTACACCTTCAGCTTTCTGCATTTCTTCCTTTGAAATCCCCATCTTTTCGCCAGCCTCAAACATCGTATTGGCTTTAGTAATGTAGACTTCTCGGGCTGCATCTTGCTTACGTTTAAGCTCATCTTGCTCCCGTTGCTTCGTTAATTCAATTTCTGCTGCTTTCTTCGCTTTCTCCTGGAGAGCTTGGTCCCTTTCTGCTAACTTTGTCTCATAATTAGGATCATAGGCATCCGGCAAAGGAGGTATAACAATTTCATCGTCTTCCCCTTTGAGCTTTTTAAGCTCGGCCAGAGTTTTCTCATGCTCCTTTTCGAGGGCTTCGCGTTTCCGCCTTTCCTCAAACTTCTCAAAAGTAAGCTTGTTGATCTTCTTATTAACCTTTTCTTGGTTAATACCGCCGTCATCCTCCTTTTTCTCCTCCACCTTTACCTCAGAAGTTTCAGGAGTTTCAGGGGTTTCAGGGGCTTGATCCGTAACACCTTCTTCCTCACCATCATCATATACAACCTGATTTTTAGTCTCAGTAGACTGTGCGGGTTCCTGATTTTCAGTCTCAGTAGACTTTGGGGCCTCCTGATTTTCAGTCTCAGTAGACTCTGGGGTCGCCTGATTTTTAGTCTCAGTAGACTTTTCTGGAGTGGACATTGATAATTCCTTTCTTTAAGTGCCGGGAATCACTCCCGTGGGGTTATTGGTTTCTAATAGAGTCGGTCAGTTCTCTTGTCTGGTATGCGAAAGCATTAGATAGTTCAGGAGTGACTATAACATCAGCCCCTGAGGCCTCTCTAATCAACTTGAGAGTCTCAGCTTGTACTTTAATCTGGTCATTGAGCTGTTTCATGGCTTCAAGCATCTGTTTACTACGGCCATCTTGTTGCTTCATACCAAGTTCAATCTCTTTAAGCTTCAATTTAGTGGCTTCCACTTGAGCCTTGAACTTCGCCTCCTCAGCCTGACTGTCAGCTTTAGTCATCTCAGCTTGAGCAATCATTAAATTAGCCCTATCTATAGGCGTCATGTCGCTATCTTTATTCTGCTTTTGTTTCTCCATCATAGCTTGCTCTTCCTTAGTCATCTGATCAGGAGGAATTATGCCCTGAGCAAGCATCATCATACGTTTTCTTGCTGCGATTTTTTCGATTCCAGGAGAATTAATATTATTTAATAGAATATCCCCACCCAACTCAAGAATAGTAGGGTCAATTTGAGCATAATCAGTGATAGCGGCTACTGTTTCAGCTTGTTTAGTCTTAAAAGAAGGACCGGCTTTACATACTGCGCTATAGGTTCCCTGATTGAGGTCGTTTATAGTAATAACCCGACCTGACTGGTTATCTTTAACCTTTTGAAAAATTGATGTTGTATCCGTTGAGCCATCCTGAGCAGTTAAAACCATAATTTGTGGAGTATCATATACTTTAGGAATAGCCTTCATCAAAATATCAAAGGTATGAGAAATTGCAATTTCCATAGACGTAATCCATTTACGTTTAGGAGCATCACTTTTAGTCTGCAATTTCTCAATAGCGATACCTGAGCGCCTTGGAGGTGCTGTACCTCGGTCCTCATCATAAGTGCCAGAGGTTCTCTGAACAAAATTTTGAGCAGCTTGGGTAGTCTCAACTAAATTGGGGTTTGAAGGAGGGGAACCTACGTAAGTAGGAGGCACCTGACCTTCTACGAAGTCGTAAAACTGGACTGGATCGTTATTCGTGTTAAGAGTGCGTAAGGTATTACGGACACTTGAGGATTTTGCCTGATCCTTAGACATCCATACTTTGCCTTTAGGAGCTAACGCGCCTTCCTCAATCTTTCGGGATTCAGAGTAATTAATGACCCTTTGAGGGTCCATTAATTTCTCTACGATACCCCAATAAATAACCTTATTATCGGAAATACGGAAGTTTCCAAAAACTGGGACTATTGGTATATAGCAAAAAACAGTTTCTTTCTCATCAGTGATCCAATCATCGTCATTAAACATACGCTGATAGACGACATTATACTTTCGCTTACGAGTTTTATGTACTTCAATTCCAGCTTGCTGAAGCTCATCTTTAATAGAAAGGAAATCATTGTTTACAACGTATACTCCTCCATTAGTCATCTGTACGAGTTCACGAGTTTTAGTCTTTTTGTACAGAGCTTCCCCGATAACGATTTCATCGGGCTTCTTATGGAAAAAAGCGGAGTCCGTTCTACCTGAGCTTACGGAAGAAGTGCCAGCACCGGGGTATTTCTTCTTATAAGCCCTTTTTGTAAGCGAGAAAAGGTTCCAAGCAAAGTCAGAATCAGACATATCAGGTTTAACAGCATTAGGGTCGAACCAAATACAGTCTTGGGCATTTGCTACATGATCAATCATAAGGTCTTGCTGGATTGAATCATCGTCTCTATAGCGGGTAACAACGCGCCAAGCATCAAATCCAGTACTAACCATGATTCTTGCGGATTGATTATAAACAAAATTAGCTGTAGGCTTAGATATATTTTGTATGGTACGAATAATGCCAGAGTATATCTCAGCTATTTTCTTAGATGACTGAGTGCCTGTAGGACGTACAGATATGCCCCAGTCCATAGCTTCTATTTCACCCATAATCCCGTCAATGATAGGATTACACTCGTCAAAAGTATACCGTGGGCGTCTTTCCCACTTATCAAGAACAGACTGTTCCCACTGGCCATTTCTTTTATTAAGAAACAGATCCGCTTCTCTCGACATTTCTCTATTGTCGTGATCGGCTTCTTGGGCTTCTTTTAGAAGGGTTTTACACTCATCTTGACTTGAAAAGGCCATTGTCTACTCCATCTCGTAAGTAGTAATGGGACCAATCTTGTATTTTTTCTTAAGGCGTTTTCGTTTAAGAGCTACGGCTTTTTTCTTCTTTTTCTTTTCCTCTTCCTTTTTCTTGGTACCGATATCTCCGGCCTCATCTAAAGCGGATTTACGATAGCTCCTACGAGTAAGATAGCTCCCAGCCGGTTTATTGCCTTTTTTCTTAGCCATTGTATTCTCCTAAAAAACAGTGTCAAATTGTATTTCTTCGTCATCTCCAACAAGTTGAGGAGTTTGTAAACTCATCATTACACTGTCTGCTATATTTGGAGATTGAATTTTAAG